GCAATATTAGGCGGACAACCTGAACAATCTGGCTGCGATTCAGTATGATCATTAAGTTCAATACTGTTTCCAGTTGCTGATCTTATACGAATAAAGTTATCTTGATTTCTTAATGTTGAATTGCTGTCTCCAGCCTGACCTTCAACATCACTCATTTCAATATAATGACCAGTAGCCGACTTCCAATATGTTCTGCCAACATACTTATTATTACATCCAAAATCAAATTCACGATCCCATGTTGGAGAACCACTCGGTTCTTCAACAGAATCATCCATTACAAATGTATGTCCAGAAATTGATTGCAACTGAATACCACTTTGCGGCAAATCACATTGATTGTTTTGAGGGGTTGGAGATCCCCTGTATGGACGACACTCCTGCCTATGTTTAAAATAAGGATTAGCTCCAATTTGAGAATTATAAGAATATGTTGTATTAGGAGCGCCAGTTCTAGGATGACCACCAATAATTTTTCTATTACTTAATTTACCTTCACAATCGAAATCTTCTAATTTTTTGCCAATTTCTGGAGAAATATCTTTTGTATTTGCACTTAAATAATCCTCTTCACTTGCTGTTGGACTATTATATAAATCAAAAGTTCCACTAAAACCTGAAGCTCCACCAGAAAGATCTAAGTCAATTGTGAATGAATTAGGGCCAGTTACATTAATTGAATAAAATCCATCAATAGGTGGATTTGAATTTGTGTCTCTAATATGTATTTGATCACCAGTTTGTAAACCATGACCGTCAGATGTCACAGATGCTGGGTTTGTTGCTGCAACATTAGAAATTTGCTTCGGACTATTTTTATCAGAAGCATCTTTTCCTTGATTTAAACGATATTTATCTATTTGACTTTGATTATACGCATCTTCTACACAACTAGTTTCACCATCAATAACTGAACCACCACAATCTTGATGCGCCCATTGACCTGAATAATGAAGATGATCATCTTTAAGCATGATCCAATTGCCGCAACTAGACATAATCTCGAATCTTTTCCACTTGCGATTGCATTTTGCATCGCCATCGACCATCTTTATCATGTGCTTTTCAGGCGTTTTAAATCCATAAATATGAGGATAAGTAATTAGTCTTTGAGCCTCAGTATTGCTATCAAAATCAACCAAAGAAGTTAAATCAAAACCATTGTAATTTTCAGTGTTCCAAGGCGGAAAGACTTGTGAACCATCATCTGGTCCAACTAAATATCCTTTTCTTTTTCCATCCCATATGCGATAATATTCATCAATATTATATCCCCAATTGTGCTTTCCATCAGGACCTCTGTTTCTATGCCAAGTTGTTCCAATATAAAAAGGTGATGTTCTACTTCCATTTTCAAATAAAATACAAACAGTCGATCCAGCAGGAGGAACCCATGTCATTCCACAATCATCAAAACCACCCATATTGCTCACAGCATGTGCCCAAGGCAATTCTTCTATCTTCATGTTAGGCGTATGAAATATCGGAGAATAAAATCTTATTCTATTTTGCTTCCATATATCAATTGTATCAACGCATAGTCCTGTGTATAGCCCAAATTGAGTCTGTGATTGCTCAACAACATCGGCATTCATCATGATTTCGTTTCTAACGACTTCACGCATATCATAAGTCATGCCACCCATTTGATTTTCAATGGTCTCTAGTCTTTTTTTAAGAGAAGAAAAATCTGAATCGCTAACAAATCCCATTTTTATAGCCTTTACTAAGTTGTTGATTTGCCCGAAGCATCAACAAAGTTTTGATCTTTACTACCACAACCATTGCCTCCTGCTGAATCTCCAGATGGTACATCAATATTTGGCACGGGTAGCATTAATTTTAATGTAGTGGTATAAGTTCCATTTCCAATATTATGGCTCACGCCAGTTACCTGATATTTTTTATTGCTCAACATACTATTGCATGTTGAAGTTTGTAGCCAAGTTCCACTAGCAGCATCACCAAAAAAATATGGATTTATAAAAACTATTGAAACAAATTTAGTACCAACAAATAAAATTGGATTAGAATAAAAAGGATCACCCATTATTTTTAAATCTGCCGACCAAGCTGGCTTGCCACCAGAAGGGGCTGCTCCACTAGACTGCTCAGACTTAGTATTTGTAGAATAACCAATTACAGCAGCTTCCACATGCTCTTCAGGAGGTCTAAATTGCCATTCATGCTGCTGAAGCACAGGATTTGTTTGGGCACCAGTTTTTTGAATATCAATCATAGGATTTATATTCTGGCCTCCTCCTCCTGACGCACCACCACCAGTACCACCATTACCGGGAATTAAACCCTTTGGCCAACTTATTGATGGATTAAATTCAAGAACTGGTGAACAACCTCCACCATTAACAACATATGTGGCAATGTGACCAGCACAACATTTTCCATTTGGATCAGTAGGATCTTCCTGAATAATTATTTTATTATTTTCATTATTGTAAAGAATTAAAATTCCTCTTCCATTTTCTGTTGTAATTGTTGACAACCAGTTGCGAACAACATTCAACGCACTCTGTTGCTCTAAAGGCCAGCTTGCCTTCGGTCCTTTTGCACCACCAATGTTTGCAGGAAAATTAAGCTCTGATGTACTTGGAACATACTTTTTGTCTGCGTCATAATAACCAGCCGCTAAAAAATCAACACCAGAATAACCAACCTCAGGTCTAGTCAAAAGCTGAGTAATTGCATACTTAAGATCAACAGGCTGATCTGATGTTCCAATACTACCAGTTTGAGGCACAGATGTGTCTTCATTAGAGGGAGGTGCCAGTTTAATCTTTATTTTAACATTTCCTCCATCAAAATTAGTCTCGGCTTCTAAAAATATACTTCTGATTATTTTTCCACTAATTCTTTTCGCTGTAATTAATTTTGGCATACTATTCCCAGATGTATCCGTAACAATCCACCCAAAATCAAATTCAGTAAAAGATACTTCTTGTTTCTTCGTTACAGCAGATTTGTTCAAAGCCCTAATAATGCTTCTATACATTGCCCCACCATTATCTATAACCTCAATTTCAGCGCCCTGACCAGTTCCACCACCATTTTGAAAACCATAACTAAAAGAAGTAATTGCAGCTAAATTAGCATTTGGTTGAGATTGATTGCCAACCGTAAGAATTAATCTTTCTGGATCTTGTCCAGTAATCGTTTTCGCAGCACCAAAAGATAATTCCACATAAGGAGAATAAATAGCACCTTCCATTACTGCCATCGGAGCAGAACATGCATATGATTCCAAACATTCTTTATTTAATTGACAAGGCTTTGGGGGCATAGTTATCCTAAAATAGCATCTGGTAAACGAATATTAATACCCGTCTTGAAATCAAAAATATCTTTTATATTGTTGGCCTCCATTATTTTCCACCAAAAATCAGGAGAACCATAAACTTTATTTGAAACTAAGTCAGGACGATATTCAGATCCTGCTGTTACTACATAATATCTATCTCTGTTACTCGTTTGTATAATATTTTTTTTGTAAATTTTATATGTCATTAATTTGTTTTCAGTATAATAAATGACAGTAGCATCAGAATATCTGCTAGATACTGGAACAAATCTTTTAGGGTTTATTGCCGTCTCTTCTATTAAATTAGCCATATTTCCTCGATAATTAAAGACTACTATCATTAAAAATTCTATTTGCACCCGGCAAATCCGATTGATTATAAATAACATCAAAACTTAAGTCTAAATCAAATTTATAAGGCAAATAAGTTTTTTCATCCCAAGGAACAGAAGGGTCGAATTTAATACTATATGATTTTAACACAGCATTAATTGGTCCTACTTTTGATAAAAGATCGCCACACTGAAGCTTACAAACAGGAGGAGGAGCATATGGAGCACCTCCATTACCAGCAACATTGCCGCCTAAATTTGAATCTTTTGAGTCAAATGGATAAACTGCCGCCTGAACTGCTCTTATGTAACTAAAAAGCAATGGTATATCTTTTTCTTGAGTTACCATATAATGAGCAGTCCATCCAATTGTCCTATTATCAGAATTCTGATAAGTTTTGAAAGGAGTACTTCTACCGATTGATGTTTCATCTCCATATTGTGCGCCTTTTCCATCACTAATATCTGGCAAAGATTGCATCTTTAGTGTAATTGATAATGATGGAATATCAATGTAACATTTTTCCAGTACATTCATTTGACCATCAGGTATGGTAGCGTTCATTTATTATTCCTTTTAAATTAATTAAGATGGCAATGGACTCATGTTAACAACTTGTCTTTGTGGTCCCTTAGACAATAATCCACTAGTTGCTTTGTAAATTTTCGGAGGCTTACCCTTGATTCTATTGAGTCCAGTTGAAGGAGTATCTGCGCCAGATCCTCCACCACCAGATGTTGGCTTCATTAAGTCTAAGAATTTCTTGAATAACTCAACAAGCTCTCCTGTTAATTCAGTTTGTTCTTTTGAAGATTCAGAAATTTCAGTCAACTCTTTACCAGTAATCTTAGCAGCTTGAGGTTCTTCAGATGCCTTCTTGGCAGCTATCTTGCTCTGAATAGAAGATTCTCCTCCAATTTTAGATGTTGGAGTTGCTGTTACAGATGTAATATTTTTATTACTTGAATTATTTTCAACAATTGCAGAAATCTCTGCGTTTGCCTTTTTAGTTGCCGCAACAGAAGGCTCTTCTTTCACACTTGTTTTTGATACACTTGTTTCTACACTCTGTGCTATATCAAGACCCTTCTTTGCATGATTTGCAAGAAGCAAAAGTTTATCAATAGGCATTTCTTTAATTGCATTAAAATCAAAACCAATATTTCCAATATTACTTACAGTTTCCTGCATTTTATTCATGATTTTTTGAACTTCATCAAGAATATTAACCAATCCCTTTAACTTATCAACAACTAAATTCAATTCAGATACAGCAGGCATGTTTTTTAGAATTGGTTGAATTATACCGTACTTCAAACTGTCAGCCATAGTTGTAAATGTCTTATTGAAGAAGTATTGATCAAATCTACCAAAAATCATTCCAAAAAAGCTTGTCTTTTCTGAAAATTCGCCAAATATTCGGAACATTTTACCCATAGCGTAAGAAGCCGCACTACAAACATTCGACATTCCTTCTATTCTATTAACAGCATCTCTTAATTCATCAACACTAGGTAATTTTCTAATCGGTACGATAATTCCATCCATGAAAACATTAGCCAAATAAGTAAATGTGTCCGCAAAATAATTTGTATTTTTTGCACCAAAAAATATTGTATATAAGCCAATAGAATTACTGAAATCACTAAACACGTCAAACAAGAATTTCATTAAACCAGATGCAGTCTCAGTTACATTAGCCATTCCATTCATGCGATCAATAGCATCATCTAATTGATCAACAGTAGGCATATACAATATTGGACCAATAACTCCATATTTCAAAGTATCAGCCAAATAAGTAAATGTGTCCGCAAAATAATTTGTATTTCTTGCACCAAAAAATATTGTATATAAGCCAATAGAATTACTGAAATCATTAAACACGTCAAACAAGAATTTCATTAAACCAGATGCAGTCGCAGTTACATCTGCCATTCCACTCATGCGATCAATAGCATCATCTAATTCGTCAACAGTAGGCATTTCAAATATTGGATTAATAACTCCATATTTCAAAGTATCAGCCAAATAAGTAAATACACTTGCAAAAAATGTAACTTTTAGTCCTATGTTGAAGGCACCTACAACTCCAGAAAACATATCCATAGAATTGGATAATTGCATTAAAAATGCAGGTAACAATTTAACCAACTCAATCATTCTTGCCAACTGAGCAACAGCCTCTTTCATTTCTTCTTCAGATGGGAATAGTAACAAAATTGGATATAAAATGCCATTTCTCATCAACAAAGCAACATTTGTAAACCACAAGGTAAATTGAGGTGCCATTCTCGAAATCATTTGAATAGGTGCCTCTTTAAGACACTGATTAGGATCAAGCGGACCAAACAATGAAACCAAACTTCTAATTACACCTGTAACATTTATCAACAATTGATTCATAGCATTAAGAATTCTTGCAGCCCTTTGAATACTGTCCAAATCATCCAATTCCTTTAAAATTGGATTGACAATTCCCTCACGCATAAATCTTGCTGTTGTTGTGAAAAATGCTTTAAGCTTTTCAGAGTTTGCCTTAATTTTTTCTTCAGGTGTGTCTTTGGCTATGTCTTGTATACTGTTTTCCACCAAAGGAATTAGTCCTGTAACAAAATTATTGATAACTTGTGGAATCATTATAATTAATTGATTCATTGCATTCATTATTCTTGCTGCTTTTTGAATTCCGTCTAAATCTTTCAACTCATTCAAAATTGGATTGACAATTCCATCACGCATAAACATTGCTACTTGTGTGAAAAAATCAGTAAACTTATCTTTTGATGAGATTATTCTATCGACAGGACATTCAGTATCAATGTTGTCAACGCCTCCTTCACTCATTAATCCAACAGCAGAAGCAAGATTTTTTATCATTGGAACAATTTGTGCGGCAATGGTTGCCATCGAAACAATTATTTGAGTGGCTTTTCCTATATCTATATCTTTCATGACGCTCAAAGTTGGTTTAACTATACCATCACGCACAAATACGCCAATTATCTCAAACCAATATGTAAATTTATCTTTACTATCAACAATTTTCTTCATTGGAGCCGCATCAAAAATTCCTTTACCTTCTGTGGCTAAAGCAACGGCTTCAGCAAGATTCTTAATCATCGGAACAATTGATGCTGCAATCTTAGCCATAGCAACTATAATTATCGAAGCAGAATTAATGTCTTTTGAGTCAGTGAAAATTAAATTTGTTGGATCTACTATTCCTTCTTTGACAAATTTTCCAATTTTACCAAACCAATCTGTAAATTTATCAGTTTTTTCAACAATTTTTTGCATTGGTGATTTTCTATCGAAAAGTGAAACTGGGTCCATTAATTTCATAACTTCAGCAAGAGACTTGATTGTAGATCCTGTAGCACAAAGAAGCCTAGCAACATCAATCATAGTTGATGATGCCTTGCTTAAACTTGAACTATCAGGAATAATAGAAATAGAATCAACAATTCCTTCACCGATAAATTTTGTAACTTCTCCAAAAAATTCTTTAAATGTATCTTTATTTTCTTTTATTATGTCAGCAGAACCTTTTTTAATATAACCCGATTTCATTGTCCCTACAACTTCTGCCATCCCCTTAATTGCCTTACCAGTCAATTCCATGAGAACGGCTACTACGGCCATTATTTTTGCAGCCTTTTTCATTTCTTCAATATTGTCCATTTTTGCAATTGGACCAACAATTCCAGTTCCCATCAAATCTACAATTGCCAATATTAAATTTTTAATGTCAGTCTTGGCAGCAATTATCTCATCTGATGCCGATTTACCACTCCACCATCCCTTTTTAACAAATGGAGCAACCTTTTCTGAAAGAGATTTAATTGCGTTAGAAACTTCATTTACAACCATGCCAATTAAGGTCAATATTTTCAAAGCAGATTTAATGCCTTGCGTTTCGGTAAAGCTAGCGTTAACTTGAAGAACAATTGATTTTATTAAACCAAACATTGCTGGGAAGAAAGTTGCTAGTTTATTTTTTGCTTCTATCAATATGTCAACAGGAGATTTTGTAAACCATCCAGCTTTTGTCATGGGAACAATCTTTTCATTCAAATTCTTCATAATATCTGATACTTTTGCAATTATTTCAGATGTAGCATTTATTGTCTTTGTGGCAGTTTTAGCAACAGCTGGAGTTACAATAGTTGACAAGGAAGTACTGAAGTTTACAATTTCAATTATAAAATCAGTTATTGGTTTTTTCATTGCTTTGAAAGCAAAGACTCCCATGCGAAGTGCAGGCAAAGTAAAAAGGAAAAGTTTGAAAACTCCTTCTCCCATTCCTATACTGACAATTTTATTTCTAATTTTTTGGAACTCATCCGACACTTCTCCTATAGCACTAAGCATAGAAGCAACACCTTGCGATAAAGATTTAGCCTTATCGGGATGAACTACACTTGCCAATGACATTGCAAAACTAACAATTGCTTTAGCATATTCAACAACAGGCCATGACATGATATAAAGTGCTGAAGCAGCAAGACGCATAATAGGAGCAATCATAAACATGATGAGTGCAGTTGATCCAATTGCCGTAAGTTTAGGAACCATTTTCATCAGGGAATCCGAAATACTAGCCGCTCCATTCAGAATTGTTGTCACAGCATTTGCAGCTTCTTCTGCATCTTTGGGTTTCATTATAGAATTAAGTAAAATCGCAACATATAGTGCGGCAATTGCAAAAAAAGCAAGTGGTTTAGAAAGTGTGATAAGTGCTCCACCAGCACCACTCATTGACCAAGCAATGACTGGCGCAATAAGTCCTATCATTGACATATATTGCATTGAAGGAATCATTCCAGATACTGATTCGCCTATCTTTGCTGCTCCATTCAAAATTGTTGTTACAGCATTAACTACTTCTTCCACTTGTGCTGGAGGCAAAGCTTTTGCCAAATCTTTGGCTACATTGGCAGCAGCTTGTGTAAATTCAATCATTGGGAAAGCCAATACGCCAAGACCCCATGCAGCAGGCAACATAAGACCTGCAATAAGTGGAGAAAGAAGTCCAATAAGTCCCAAGCCTGTGCCAATTGTAGCAAATCCAAGTATTATACCTGCTATTAACAGAGCAGCACCAAGAATTGATGCTATAGCGCCAACACATTCATTTACTTTGTTTAATGGCATTGCTCCTGCCAAATCTTTGGCTATTCTTACAGCAGCTTGTACAAATTCAATCATTGGGAAAGCCAATACGCCAAGACCCCATGCGGCAGGCAACATAAGACCTGCAATAAGTGGAGAAAGAAGTCCAATAAGTCCTAAAGCTATTCCGATAGTTGCGAATCCGACAACAGCGGCAGCAATAAGTGCAGCAGCGCCAAGAATAGTTGCAATAGCGTAAGCAGTTTGACCAGCTAGTTTTGGCGATACAATAAATTTCGATACTAACATTCCCATCAATATTATTGCAGATGCAAGAAGAAGCATTGCTGGTGTGAAAAATAATAAAGCTCTTGCGCCAATCTCCATTAAAGGAATTGCAAGTATAAGTATACCTGCTATTGCTCCTAGATACATTAGGCCTTCCATCGCAGCACCCAAAGCAATCGATATTAATGCAACTCCAGCAAATAATGCATATACGGTCAATGTTGTCATTGCAATTGAAGCTAAATTTAATCCCGAAATAGCTAAAAGAGTTTTAGCTAGCCACATTATTGCGACTCCAAGAAGAAGAATTCCTCCTCCTCCAAGCAATAATGCCCATGCTCCTAGTTCCATTAATACTACCAGAGGACTAGTTAAAACTATAGTTGCTATTGCTCCTAGATACGTTAGGCCTTCCATAGCAAACCCTAAAGCCAAAGAAATTAGACCAACTGCTAAAAATATGGCAGAAATTGTCATTCCAATTTTCATTGCTGTAGCTGCATTAATTCCAGCTGCCCCAAGAATTATTTTGCCAAAAAACATAAGTGCTGTAGCAAGCAAAAGAATTGGTAGACCAAGTTTAAGCAAAACGTCAGCGCCAAGTAGCATCAAGGCACCAGCAGGAATAGGAAATGGACCCGGTACTGGTGTTACAAGGTAAGCAGTTAATTGTCCGAGAGCTTGTAATCCACCAATTGATCCAATTGTGGCAAGTGCAATTAATCCCACAGCGACCATAATTGCGGCTATTGTTGATCCAACTTTAAAAGCAGTAGCTGCATCAACTCCTAATGCTCCTAATATATATTGAGAAAATTTTATCAATGCTGCGCCAAGGATAACTATTGCGCCTGATATGACTAAAAGTGCTAATCCTCCCAAGGCAATATTCTTTACTATTGCTGGATAATTTGTTTTAATTTTTTTCCACATTGGGTTTGCGTCAAGTTCTTCAAGTGCTTCTAAAAACTTAACAGTTGCGTAGGCAACTGTTCCTACAACGCCAGCAATTGCTCCAACTGTAGTGGCAACTTCAATTGCTGTAGAGGCATCCATATTGAGTGCCTTTAGAACCATCCGTGCCAAGTAAATCATTGCTGCGCCAAGAATGACCAAAATAGTTCCCATGACAACAAGAATTGCTCCTGTTTTTACGGCCTTGCCAAGATTTTTTTGTATTTTTGAAATTTCAGGTTCAATTTCAGACAAGCAATTCATTGCAAGAGCGCCAGCAACTGAAATGGCTACAGCAACGCCGATGACCGCAGCGATTGCAGCAGCAGTTTCCATTATTTTGTTTAAATCAAGACCAAGTGCTTTAAGAACTTTACTGCCAAGGAATATCAATGCAGTTCCCAACACCAAAGCTCCAGCGGCTAAAATAGCAACAGCGGCTGCTGTTTTAACCATGCTTCCGCCACTAGCCGCCATTGCTTTTGGATCGAGGCAACCATCATCTGGAACACTAGGACAAGGCGTAGCTGCTTCTTTAGGAGCATCTACTTCTTTAGGCATAGCTGTTTCTTTTTTCTGCATTTTCCTTTCATGTTTTACAGCTTGCTCTTCTAATCTTAATATTCTATCGTCTTTTTTGCCTCTTCTTATTTCTTTTATTTGTTCTTTTCTCTCTATATTGTTTAATTTCGTATCCATCTTTATATTCTTTTCTTGATTTCTTCTGATGGATTTTTCAACTGCTGGATCAAGTCCTTTAGCTTTGGCGGCTTCTTTTCTTGCCTGACCTTCAGCTTTAAGTGCTGCAATTTCTTCTGGAGTTAGCTTTTTCTTTTTAGCTGCTTTTCCAGCAGCTTTTTCAGCAACTTGCACAGGTTCTGGCTCTGCTGGTTTTGCTTGTGTCAATGCAGCCATTGGATCAGGTGCTGCTGCTGGTTTTGCTTGTGTCAATGCAGCCATTGGATCAGGTGCTGCTGCTGGTGGTTGAGTCAATGGTGTAGAAGGTTTACAAATACAATCTTTAATTGTATCTAAAGTAGTTAAAATTTTTGTAAGAATTTCTGATGACTTGCTTATTTTTTCTTCTACGTTTACTGATTCTGGTTTAGGTGCAACAGTTTGAGTTTGCGGTTGCGTTTCTGCTTTTGTTTTCTTTTGCGCTTCTGATGTAACAGTACTAGTTGGAGATGTTTGACCTGTTAGTTTTTCCGTTTCTGTTTTACCAATATTAACGCCTTCAATTGGTTTTTTGCTAGTGAAAACAGATTTTAGGTTATCTAAAAGACTTAGTTCAGATTCTCCTTTGCTCATATCTCCAAAGGCAATTTTTTGCAATGTCTTCTTAATCGCAATTAATTGAATTCCAAGACCAATAACTGAAGCTGCAATTCCAGAAATTACTGCTCCAACAACCAATAACTTTCCAAAAATGCTGCTCATTATTTTTGATATAACATTTTGAGACATATTTCTTAGAGTGTCATTTATTTCAGTTAGTTTTTGATTTGTCTCTGTTACAGGATCAAGTTGTGCTTTCTGTGCAGTGGCTAATTGTTGTTCACCCTTGCTTATTTTAGCAGTCAATTCCCTTAACATAGATGGGTCTTTAACAGCCTTTTCTATTTCTGAAGAATCTATTTTAAGTTCTGATTTACCAGCCTCTTTCAGCCCTTTGTTAACGCTTTCAATTGCTCCCTTGATTGCATCTTTAGCAACTTGTGTTTCATTCTGCCAGCTTGATCCTAATGCTTGTAAATCGCCTTCAAAATCTTTTCTTCTTTCGCCAAATTTAGCTAAGGCACCATTCATATCTTTTGCGCCTTTTGCTGCTTCATCTAGTGCTGTCAATATTTCAAGTTGCTTGCTAGCTTTCAACTGGCGCTTTTGTTCAACTAAAGCTCTTTTTTCATCAGCGGTTATATTATCTTTCATTTTCTTATTGATATCGCCAAGTCTGTCTCCAAGACCTTTTCCTGATTCATTTACAGATTCTATCAAAGAACGGAACTCTCCTAATTCCATTCCAACGACGGATTTTAGTTGAATATTTAATCTTGTTTTTGCTTCTGCTGACAGTTGATCAATTTCTTCAAGGCTTCCGACACCGAAATCTTTAAGAATTCCTTGCAATCCAGTGCCAAGAGATTTAATTCCTTCTTTTGTTGAAAGAAGAGTTCCGTTCATTGCTTCGTTTACTTTTCCAACTTTACTTGCTGCTAAAAATATCATTGACTGAGTTTGTGAAGATGAGTCCATCAGTAATTTAGCGCCGCTTGTCAATCCACCTTGCAATTGCAACATCTGTTGATCAACACCAAGTTTTTTGGCATTTGCATTCATTTCTATAACATTTTTAGCAGCAGTGCTTGTTAGGCTTGCTGCATTTCTGAGTTGATTAATTATTTCACGACTTGAATCAACTGCTCCTTTTAATGCTTCGCCTGTTAATCCAGTATTTTTAGCTACATCACGCATACCACGACCCATATCAGCAAGTTGACCATTAGTCATTCTTCCTGTTTGGGCAAATGATTGGAATGTTTCTTGTAATGATCCTGCTTCAAGACCCAATTGGCTTTCAGTGTTAAGTTGAGTTGTTGTTAATGATACAGCTTGCTTTAAATCTTTAACACCACTCTTTAAAGATTTTAAATAAGATTGTTGAAATTTAGTTCTATCAAAGCCAGTTGTTTTAACAGAAGTGCCAATTTCTTCATATGTTCTTTGAAGAGATTGACTATTTTTGGTTAGTCCTGCTGTTTCATAAGCTGCTTTGCGAACTTCTTGAGTAAATTTCATTTCCTCTTGAACAATTCCGCTTGTCAGTGTTTCCATGGTTTTTAGACCAAGGCCACTTTCAAATGTATTCATGTAACCAGTAATTTCTCTTAACTGGTTAACCATGTTATAATAAGCATATTGGCCATTCTTAATAGCTTCTAAACGCTTATATTCTGTTTTCAATGCTTGTTTTTCAGTGGCAGTAATTCCTTGTATGCTGACTAAAGCATTGGCTCTTACTTTATGTTGAGCAACAGTTATTTTTAATGCTTCAGTTAAAGTATCGACACTATTTTCACCATAAAAACTATTTTTTTCAGCAAAATCGATAAGTTGAGATTCTAAGCTCAATTTACTTTGAAGATTTTTAATTTCTTCTTGGTCTGCTTTGGATTTTTTACCACCAC